ACCGCTCTTCCCATAGGTACATCGTAATATACCTTTTTAAAAGTCGATCCTGCTAATGGTAAATGAAATAACATTGAATCAAACTCTGATTCATATTCTTTCATCTGATCCATAATTAAATAATTCATAAAATCTTTAACACGGCCTGCTTGTTGTTCTCTTGCAGGATTTTTCATACCAATAATTTGAGTTCTTACTGGTCCATCACTTGGTAATAATTCTTTGTAAGCTTGTGCTTGAAACTGTGTTACCGCTTCTGCTAGCACTGGGTGAGTTGCACCTGACGCTCCTTGAAAAGGTTCTGTTCTATTTTCGTATTTAAAACCTAAAAGATCTAAACCAGTTTTATAAGATTGTTCCCATTCTTTTCTTGAAGATTTATAATCCATGTAGTTTTGAACCATTTCATTTCCAAGTGGTTCTAAAACATCATCTGGTAAAAGTTCTGCTAAGTTATCAAAGTGTGATTCTGTTCCTGGTACATTAATCGCACCTGGTTCGTAATCAATTGTAGCTCCACCATCTTCTTCTGGTATAACTTCAACTGGTCCTTTTGGTTCTTCTGTTTGTTCCTGAACAGCAACTTCTTGTAATTCCTCTTCTGAAGGAACTTCAATTTGTTTTCTAGTGTTCGGGAGTCCTTTATCTATATCTGCCATTTATTACTCCTTTATCTTCTTAACATTTTTATATACATAAGGCAACCCTTGAGGGGTTGGCCCTGATTCTGGTGGTGGGCCTTCTGCTATACCGCCACTTGCTAAATTAGCGATCCCACCTGCATCTGCAACTCTTTGGTTTGCTTCTTCTATTTGAAACATGTTTTTAATTAAATCTAGCCCTGAAAGAGTTTTAGGTTGAAATTTTTTTTCTGTAAAATAACCTGCAGGAAAATTTATAGGTGTTTTTTTGTAATCAATATAGTCTTGTGGATCAGCTTCTATAGCTCCTATGTTTTTTAATCCTTTTAAATATTCAATTATATCTTGATCTGAATATTGTGTGTACAAATCTTTCATTGCAGTGTTAGCTTTTGCCACTCTCATAGAATCTGCATTCACTCCTTGAGGAACTGATATAACACCTAGATCAAATTGTCTTTGACCTTCTTGTCCTTGTATATATTCTTGTGCAAGATTTGATGCATCTTGAAATGCTTCAGCAGATATTATGTTTGCATCTTTTTGTAATTGACTATCTTGTATAAAAGGACTTGATTGTTTTTCATAAGCTCTTTGTTTTTCTCTTTCAGCTTCTGTCATTAATTGATCAACACGTCCTCTTTGTTGTGCTAAAAATTCTTGGTCACGTGCTTTATTAAAAGCAGAAATTCTATCTTGTGCCTCGAACCCTTCTTGAAGATTAGTTTTATCAGCTGTGCTCTCTAACATCTGTTCTCGTTGCAATAATGTTGGATCTAACTCACCTCTGTATTTTCTTGGATCTAAATATGATAAAAAACTTTCAGCCCATGCTTGCTTTAATGGTTTACCACCTAAAACTTTGTTACCGATAATTGCTCCTTCGAATACTGCCTCACCGAGAATGGCTCCTGGACCTAAAAAATTTTTTAATAATCTACCTTTTGATGCAACTTCAGCTGTCTTAACTAATTGTCTTGCAGCTTTTTTATCTCCGCCTGCTGCTTTCTTTTTAGTTTCATTTAAACCATCTCTAATACATTCATCACTAAATTTAAAACCAATACGTCCACCATCTGCTTTATCAATTCTACATTGTGGAAGTTTACTATAGCTTTGTATGTCTTGTAGAATTGCTTGTTCTGTTTTAGGAGCGTTTTTTACTAAATTTTTAAATTCTTTTGTCTCTACAGTTTTAACAGGAATAGAAGTTTTTTTACCTGTAATAGATTTTTTATAATCTAAACCCACTGGTTTAGAAGAATAATCTATTACTATTCCATTTTCATCCATTACTGGAGTAAGCTTATTAAAACCCACAAGACCTTGATATTCTTTTGGAAGGTCTGTTTTAATTTCATCCAACACTGCGGCTAGTTTTTTATTTATATTTTCAAGTTTTAAAGAATCTGCTTTTACATCATTAAAATCTAAACTATATGCTTCATCTACAAGTTTTAATATTTTAGTATCATATTTAGATAAGTCGGCATTTATTTTTTTAGTTATAACAGCATACTCATCTGTTTTAAAAGGCACTCTATCTCCAATAGGCATCATATGGTGAAGAACATAACCTTCAGGAGTTTTTGCAAAAAGTTGTCTACCCTCTTCTAATTTTTGAAATACACGTCTTTTATTTTTTGCAAAAGGTCTATTATTTGAATCTGCTTCTCTAATTTTTAAAGGGTTTTTTTCTCTATAATCAGAAACCCAATTTTCTGCTTCTTGTAAAGAATTAAAACCTTGTGAATCACCTCCGGTAGCTTTTTTTCCATCTTTAAGAGTAATAGTAGGTTTATATTTTATTTTTGTTTCTCCGGTTTTGTAGTTTATATACTCCTTAGCAACCACATTGTTAGCTGGTCTAAAAGGTGTTTTTTTTGTTCTTACGAATTCATCAGGAGTATCTGCTATTTTTGCTTCTCTTGCTTCTTCCAAAGTTTTAAACAAAGGTTGTTTTTTTCCTCCAACCCCTTCTATTGTGTATCTAACAGAGCCAGAGTTAGGGTTTTCTACTTTAAAAATTCTAGCTTTGTTTTTTCCATAACCAGCATATTCTTCAGTAGGAGTTATAGTTCTATATTTATCTAATTTTTTTTGACCTGGAGGAAGATCTTTTTTATCTCTTTTAGCTAAACCTTCTCTAAAATCTTTTTCTAAAATAATTGAATTTTTTATAGCTTCTTTAGCATCTTTTTTATTTTTAAAATAATCTGTATAAAGAGTTCCATCTTTATTAGGTAATTGAACTTCATATTTAAAATCTTTCATTTTTTTATTACCCATTTGCATTTTTTTAAAATCAGAAAGTTCTGTTATTTGTTTATATTTTGATTCCTTATACCCGGGCCGTGATCCGTCGTCACTGGGTTGTACCAACATACCACCATCCATCTTTGGGTTACGTTCTTCAAAGTCTTTAAACATATCTCTGTCTAAAGTTTTTTGTGGTTTGTCTATTTTATCTGCTGTTGTAATTTCTTCTTCACCATCAAAGAGATCCATTAGCTCTATGATTTTAATATCTTTCATTTACTCACCTAACATTCTAGCGATACCGCCTGATGCTTTTTTAATTGTTAAAGAATCTGAATCACCCACTTCTTCTAAAATTTCTTTTAATTCAATTCCATCTTGGTAATCAGGGTCATTATAGTTATCTTTGTAAATTCTAGAATTAGATTCTGTAACTTCTTCGTAATTATCTGGTGGTTTTTTACCTTTTGTAGTTTCATCAGCTTGACCTTTTGTATATGTCATATATTCGTTTTTAGTAATCATGTCGTCTTCGATTCCCATTTTTTTTATTTCTTGACTACCTGTTGCAAGATCTTCTGTTAATTCATAATCTTTGTATCTTGTAACTTTTGTTCTCGGCATTGTTGAAGAACCTACAGTTACATCATCACCTATAAGTTTAATTTTTTCTACAAGCTTAAAGAAATATGGAGGAGGTGTAGTTGTTGATTGTTGTGCAACTTCTTTTGTAACTTTTTTACCAGCACCTTTACCAAATCCTATCATACCTGATTTGGCTGCAGCTGTTGCACCACCTATTGATGCAAGTAATTTTAAAAACGCACGTCTTCCGCCACTACCTGCTGAAAAGCCCGCACGTCCACCTGTTGCAAAATCTTCATCAGGTATATCTCTTTCAAAGATATGGTCGTTAGTATCATCTATAATTTTTTTAACTTGGGTATCATCTAAGTTTGAATATCTACCTTTTTTACCTGCAACTAGATTTGCTTCTTTCATTGCTTCCATAGGTTCTAGAGATTTTATTTTAGCAATTGAATCATCGACTAAACTAATTTTTATACTTTTAATACCTTTTTTATTACCTTTATCAAGACGTGCTTTGATTGCTGCATCTGATTCATCAACTATTGGTTTTATTTCTTCACCACCCATGATACCTTTTGATGTATCTATTTTTTTACCTTGCATGTCCATAACATCTGCAGAACGTCTGCCTACTAATGTTTCCATAATACCTTCAAACCTAGGATCATCTTGAGAAATAACTTTTGGTTTTAACATACTATTTAGTTGATTAATAAAATTATCTACTTGTTTAACATTTGTCAGTGTTTCTGGATCAATACCATTACGTAGTAATCTATCCATTGTAATACTAACATTTAAATTAACTTTTTTTTGATCAGGAAGAGTGATCATAATTCCATCGTCAGCTTTTTTAGTAAGCTGTCCTCTTACCCATTGTTCTACAATTCTTTTACCTACTGATGCAGCCATTAATAATACTTCCTTTTACGTTGCTCCTGTGGTTCATCCACATAGTCTTCAGGGTGATCAATTAATCCACCTTGTCTGAATCGCATAATAGCTTGTGTAGTTGAGTCTACCAAGTCATCATGGTCCCCATACGGAAACGCAGCACACTCTTCAATGACTTCATCTGCGAATTTCTGCTCAGGAGCCCATATCATACCAGATTCGAAGAGAGGTGCAACAGAATTAACTCTGGCATGTTTATCGTTTCCACGAGATGGTGTGAAGTTCATAACCGGTACATCCATTTTTCTAAGCTCGTATGTAAGAGGTAAACCTGATGCTTTTGCTTCTACAATAACAGATTCAGGCATCCAATATTTATATTGTTCAAGGGCCAAGCGCCTTAGTTCAGGAAACTCGTACCTTCCTTTAATTGCATCTAATAATATTAAATTAGCACCTGAGTCTTCATCTGGATAAAAAATACCCCAAGTAGTAATTGCACTGTAGTCTGCGGTTTCTTTTTTTAAAAATGCTGTATCATAAGATTGTATGACATGATGTAGTTGTGGTATGTGATCTTTGTCATAGACTCTCCACCACTCACGTTTTAATATTGCTCCTTCTTCAGCTGTTGGATTTTGCATCCACTGTGCATTCCATTTGCCCGTGGGCAGTGTTGCTTGTACCTTCTCTAACTCATCGAGTTTCCAATACTGAGGCCAAACGGGTTTAGCTTTCTTTGATCCGTGGTCCATGATTGCTGGAAATTGGACCACGTGCCACTGATCAGCTTTCGCTTCTTTTTGATTGTTAATTAGTTTACCTGTTAAATCTTTATTCGACCATCTTGTCATAACCAATACTATTTTACCACCAGGCTGCAAACGCTGACGTGGACCGGACGTGTACCACTCGTAAGCTGACTCTAGTGCATTAGGTGACATTGCATCTTGCTCAGAATGTGGATCATCAATTATTAATAAGTCAGCACCCCGGCCAGTGATAGCACCGCCTACTCCAGCTGCAAAGTATTCTCCGCCTTGTGCCGTTTCCCACCTACCAGCGGCTTTGCTATCTTCTTGTAATCTTGTTTGAAAAATTTTTCCGTAGTCCTCACTATCAATTAGGTTCTTTGCTTTACGACCAAACCTTACTGCTAGTTCTCCGGTGTGCGTTGCTTGAATTATCTTGAGCCTTGGCTCACGGCCCACCATCCACGCAGGTAATAAAAAAGATGCAAACTCTGACTTTGTGTGTCTCGGTGGCATGTTTACAATTAGTCTGGTAATTTCTCCTGTTGCAAGTTTATTAAATTTTTCTGCAATGTGTCTGTGGTGGGACCCCTCTATAAAATCGGGCCACATACATTTGACAAAAGACAGAAAGTCATCTTTAGCTTTGTTTTGTATTTTTTTTTCAGCGTGCATTACTTGCAGCTGTTTGTATTTCCTACGGACGTCTGCAGGTAGTTTACTTATATCTATATTATTCAAATTCATTTAAAAATTTTTAAAATTTTTTTGCACTATGTTTAAAGTGTT